AACAAGTCAATGATGAATTAATTGAAAAAGTCATTGGACAACAAATTCTTTATTATCCCATTGATATAGAGAGAACGAACTTTCATGAATTATATGGAGAGGCGGTAGAGAAAACGTTTTTACCTCCCGTAAGAGTTTATGCTATGGTTGAATTTACCGATTATTCTACTGAATATCTTGAAAGCGCAGGAATTGATAAAACATGGGAAATTAATGTTCATTTTCATAAGAGAAGATTAGAAGAAGATCAAAATATGTATATTCGTGAGGGTGATTTTGTTTTGTATGGATCTTATTATTACGAGATAGTTAAATTATCGGAACTTAAAAAACTATTTGGACAAGTTGACCATGCTTTCGAAATTTCTGCGAGATGTAGAAGAGCAAGGAAGGGATTATTCGATGCTACCTGATAATTTTGATTTCGCAATGATACCACCGGGAAGCGATCTTCGCCTAAGCGAGATAGGCATGTTAGCGTCTACAATCGAAGACATTGATTATGCGATAGTTTCATGGTTAAAAGAAGATATAAAACTTAGTGCCACTACCAATGATGGCTGGGCAACAGTACCAGTATTGTGGCAAACACCAGAACGCTCATATCAGATTAAACATGAGAAATCCTTAAGAGATGAGGGGGGCGCTTTAAAACTTCCTTTGATAAGTATTGAAAGAACAGGAATTACAAAAGATCCAGCCAGAAAAGGCCCCTTTCAGGCTCAAATCTATTCAAATGATAAAAATGGCCGCACCGGAAGAATGATTATCGCCAAAAAGATTGTTGAGGACAAAACAAGAAACTTTGCTGTTGTTGGTAATACTAGACGCAGCAATTATAGCTTATATAAAGCCGGCGAACAAAGGTATTTTCCGAGAATAAATAAAAAAATTGTTGTAAAAACTTTGTCAATACCCATCCCGGTGTACGTGAATATTGAATATAAAATTCATATTAAAACAGAGTATCAACAGCAAATGAACGATCTTCTTGCCCCGTTTATGACCAGAACAGGACAAATTAATGCATTTGTCATAAAGAGAAATGGACATTTATACGAAGCTTTTATAGATCAAGGCTTTACGCACAACAACAATGTTTCTAATTTGAATGAAGATATGAGAATGTTTTCTTCAGATATAACAATAAGAGTACTGGGATATCTGATTGGCGAGGGTAAAAACGATGATCGCCCTATTGTGAAGGTAGAAGAGAATGTTGTTGAAATTACATTTCCACAAGAAGGATTGGTTATTGATACCCCCGAGGGATTCTTAAAAATTACTTCCTGAAGTGAAAGTGCTATTTTATTGTACTTCAGGAAGACTTTTGACTTCCAAAATACTATTTAAAGTATGATTGTAATAGCAATTAAAGCCATTTTTAGATCGAGGAAACAATAATGTCAGTCAAAAACTTTAAATTTGTATCTCCTGGGGTGTTCATTAATGAAATAGATAATTCGTTTATTCCAAAAGCAGCCGATGCCATTGGACCTGTTGTTATCGGACGGTCCAGAAAAGGACTTGCAATGCAACCTACCAAGGTAGAATCTTATTCTGATTTCGTAACCATGTTTGGCGAAACAGTTCCTGGTATGGGTGGCGGTGACGTTTATCGCGATGGAAACTACCAGTCTCCAATGTATGGAACATATGCCGCAAAGGCATTCCTTAGATCTAATGTAGCTCCTTTAACTTATGTTCGCCTACTTGGTCAAGAGACAACTACCGGTAATTCCGATGGCGGCGATGCTGCAGCCGGCTGGAAAACAACCAATACGATTAGTAATACTGCCAACTCAAATGGTGGTGCGTGGGGACTATTTGTTTTTCCCTCTAAATCACTCAATGCTGGTGTAGCCGGGGGCTCCAAGCTCAAGGCGCGCCAAGGTACCGGTTCTCTTGCTGCTATTTTCTATCTAGATGACGCTACAATTAAGCTTAGTGGAACTTATTATGCTGCGAGTGGTGGTCTTGACGTAACATCAGCGGCCGGCCACTTGGTTACAACAGATGATACTGGACTCTTTACGGCCGTTATTAGCGGCTCAACTGGGACAAATAATATTAAGTTTAGCCTTGATGATTCAAAAGAGACGTTCATTCGCAAGAAATTCAATACTAATCCGCAATTATGTTCTGATCCCGGTACATTTTATGCTAATGCTTCTGCGGAAGATTATTGGCTTGGTGAGACATTTGAACAAGAATTGCGCGATGGGGCTGGTGCTAGTCTCGGAGATCTTACAACTAATAGTAATTTAGTTGGTATTGTTCTCGGACTAGGACAAAGCGCATCTTCCGGCGTTACTAGTGGTAAAGATCCATCACAAATGAAAGGTCAAGCTTCTCGCGAGGCTACTGCTGGTTGGTTTATTGGACAAGACCAGGGTGCTTCTGGTTCTTATCACGCGAATAACATGCCGAAATTATTCCGCCTCTTGGGCCGCGGCCATGGCGAATGGTTGCATAAGAATGTAAAGGTTTCTATTTCGCAAGTTAGACAATCAACCACTACTATAAGTGATTATGGAACGTTCTCGCTTCTTTTAAGAGATCTTCGTGATACTGATAACCAAGTTGTTGTTTTAGAAAGATTTGACAATCTTACGTTGGATCCGACCTCTCCCGATTATATTGCGCGCAGAGTAGGCGATCAGTACTATAGTTGGGATTCGGTACAACGTAGATTGAAGTTATATGGAGATTATCCAAATCTTTCTAAGTATGTTCGCGTAGAAATGAACGCAGATGCAGATGCTGGCGCAACAGATGCGGCATTGCTGCCATTTGGTTATTTTGGACCTCCCAAAATAAAAAGTTTAACAGACATTTCAGGATCCGGTACCAAGGTGATTGACACAGGGCCCGGTGGTACCGTTGGTGGGTTTGTGATCGGTGGCGCGGATTCAATTAGGGGCATGGGCGGCGCCGGCAATTTCTGGGGCGATGAAAGCTTTATAACTGCTTCTCTTATTTTCCCATCTGTAAGGCTTCGTGTAAGCGCTTCTGACGGCGGCTTAAGCGATCCTACAAATGCTTACTTTGGTGTACAAACAACAAGAATTAGTAGCTCTACAAGGGCCGATGCAAGTGTTGCTGACGCCCATAGATTATGGTTTCCAAGTTTTGCTACTGACCCCACTAGTGCAGATCCGTCCGTAGGCATAACTGGTTCTGCTTACGTATTTTCGTTAGATGACGTAAGAAGCAGTTCTGCAGGATATTATTATGAATCCGGCTCTCGCAACAGCGCCGGCGGCTCAGCGACTAGTGGTTCTTATACAAATCTATTAGATGCTGGTTATGATCGCTTTACGGCGCCATTTTGGGGTGGATTTGACGGATGGGATATTTTACAGCCCGATCCACTAAGGAATGCCGCCATGACTACGGCCGCCACGGAAGATAATAACTATGTTTACCATACTTATCGCAGAGCAATTGATACAGTTGCGGATCCAGAGTTTATCGATATGAATACGTTAGTTACTCCGGGCCTAACAAATGATTCTCTCACAGTCCATATGATTAATGTTTGTGAAGAGCGTGGTGATGCTTTAGCGCTAATAGATTTAGCAAACGTATACATCCCGCCACACGAAGCGTATAAGAGCGACAGAAGTGATAGAATTGGCACAACACCAACTACCGCCGCTACCGCCTTAAAAGATAGAAGAGTTGATTCTTCTTATGGCGCTACTTTCTATCCGTGGGTTCAAACCCGCGACGAACAGAACGGACAACTTGTTTGGATTCCGCCGACAGTCGCTATGTTGGGTGTACTAGCCAGTTCTGAAAGAAAATCTCAGCTTTGGTTCGCACCTGCTGGTTTCAATAGAGGTGGATTAACTGACGGCGCCGCTGGAATTCCAGTCGTTAATGTTTCCGAGAGATTAACCTCTAAAGAGCGTGATACGCTTTATGAGGCTAGAATTAACCCGATTGCGTCTTTCCCGTCTACAGGTATTGTAGTTTTCGGTCAAAAGACACTACAAGAACGTCGTTCGGCTCTTGATAGGATTAATGTTAGAAGACTTGTTATTTATTTGAAGAAGCAAATTTCAATTCTCTCATCACAGCTTTTATTTGATCAGAATGTTCAAGGCACATGGAATCGATTTATCGGCCTTATTGATCCATTCTTACACAGTGTAAAGACTCAACTCGGCATTACCGATTACAGGCTAATCTTAGATTCGTCCACGACAACGCCTGATTTAGTTGATCAGAACATCATGTATGCGAAGATCATGATTAAACCAGCCCGTGCGATTGAATTCATTGCAATTGACTTTGTTATCATGTCAACTGGAGCATCATTTGATGACTAGAAAGAGAGAGGCGATTTTTTATCGCCACACTATTTAAAAGTAGGTTATAGGAGTACTAAATATGTCATTCTGGACAGACGAT